TAAGTTTGTCAGCCTTAGACTTCATAGGGTCAGCAAGTATAGCCTTAACAGTAGCTGCTTGTGTAGGGTCAAGTAGGTAAGCTTCTACGCCAGTCTGACTAGTCCCATAGGTAACAGCCTTAGTTGTTGTTGTACCATCAGCATTGGTTGTGGTTGTGGTTGGTGCTTGAAAGTTTACAGTGTTAATAGCATTAGCTACCGAAGCTCTAAGCCTGTCATTTAATGACGTACCAGAAGCTATAGCTAGTCCAAGACTTTGACCAGCCATAGGTTGCTGTGCTTGCTGTGCAGTACTAGCATCTACCTCACCACCAGTCGATGATGATGTAACACCCAATGATTCAGATATACCCTCAAGTGTTGATCCAGTTGTGGTTGATGTTCCTTGTTGTGCTGATTCGCTTGGATTCATACCAGCTTCAGCACCACCAGCAGGAGTTAACACAGGTGGTTTATCTTTGATATACTTACCAGCATTGTTATTTAATTGTTTATTTTCAAATATACTAATACCCATTCATCCTCCCCTTATGACTTACACGGATTATATCACTGTTATATGCTATCGCTCAACGTTCTTTTTGCTAGTTAATAGTTTATCACTTACAATAGCTACTGAAGAAGACACGCCAGCTACAGCTAGATTGGTGTCTATAGTTGATGATAAGAACTTAAGCTGAATAGATTCCCCCCTCTTAAATGGAAGGCTATACTTCAACGTGGTGATGGTTTTATCATTGGCTGGTATATCTATCACGCCTAGAGATACGAACGAACTAGAGTAGTCTAATGCCACTTGTAGCTCTATACCAGACAATGCTTGTTTGTTGTTAAAGTAATGCACCATAATGTTGGCAAAGAACTTCTCACTACCCTGACCACCAAAGTGTAGTGGAGCTGTTGTTACGGTAGATGACACTGGTTGAGCATCATCTCTATAGTCTAATACACTATTGTATGTTCTTTGTTTCATTACCTGACCGGTTGATGTACCAAAGTATATGTTGTTGTATAAGTCATACCACGCTGTTGATGGCATGTTGTTATACACAGTCCAACTACCATAAGGATTCCTACGGTCTACCTCAGATACATAATCGTATACAACAGTAGTAGTTTTGTTAATGTTCATAATAAACTTCTGGTTAATCTTATTATTGATAGCACCATATCTATATAAGTCTGTTGGGTTCACATTTGCTTTCCATAATCTGTCAATCTTTTCACCAATGTAAGATATAGTCTGGTCTCTGTTAAGCCTATAGATACCTAGTTCATTGGTAAACATTACACCATTCTTAGTCTCAACTAAACTGTTAGTCACTGTACAACCACGATTACCTGAGTCTAGCTTAACATAACTACCATCTTTTGAATTAATATCAACTAGGTATATGTGATTAGGCTTGAATACAACTAATGTAGACTCCCTAGTTCCTGAACCAAACACTGACTCACCAAAGAATGGGATGATACCAGTAATCTCTTGACCGTCATTGGAGTTAATATCAATAACATGAGGTGCAAATTCACTAGAGTTCTCCTCTTCAACGTATGGTGCTATGAATGTTTCAGGGTAGTTCTTAGGTGATACGATAATCCGACTACCTAAATGTTTATTACTTATAAACACGCTGGTTACCGATTCGTAATCCTTACCATCAATACTCCATGATGCGTTATCTACATCTGGCAATGTTAACTGAACTTGATAGCCTGTAGGTAATGATTGCTCAAATACTATAGTATTATCACCATACTCTTTAGTAGCGTGTGTAGATAAGAATGGAACAACAACACCACTCATGTACCAATTTATAGCATGGCTTAGTCTACGTATTGAATACTTGTTTAAACTATAGTTGTTGAAATCATTAATATTAGCATTACCATCAGCTTGACCATATGAATAATCCTTACCAATGTAAACAGGTATACTGCTAGCACTGTAGAATAATAATCCATACTTGGCATACGTGGTGTCAATGCCGTTAGCTGTAAATACAACACTAGTACCTGTGGATATTATGTTACACCAGAACCCACCAGTCAGCTCACCAATATTAGTCACTCCAGACTTTAGGGGCATGAAGTATCCATACCCAGCAGAAACGCTAAACAATGCTGTCATAGTCGTAGATGACGTTAGGGTTACTGGAGACACCCCAGAGTTTGAATACCCCAACCTCTTGCCATATAATCCCGATGTAGTTGTGTTGAATGGAGCTGTACTTGTATTAGCTACATTACCAATATAGAAGTTTGTACCTGTTGCTAGGTTAACAAACTTAAAGCTAACTGGAATAGGAGTCTCAGTATTGTGGGCAATGGTTACAATCTTATCCTTTAAAGCCTCCAGTGAAGTGCTTGACGATTCAACGAATTTAACTATAGTGTTGGGTTGTGTGTAGCAGTTAGCCATAATCATTTTACCACCAGTAGCTGTAATGTATTTAGCTTTAGGTGGTTGGTCAATCTCTGTCAATATAGTGCTGGTATAGCCTAACTGTGCAGACATATTGTTCATGTATATGTCTTCATCCCTACCATCTGTATTGTCAACATTGTCAATTATATGAATACCTTGTGTTAATGACGCACACTTATACGATTGTATTAGTTTGAACTTGCCCTTAGTAGAACCCTCACCTTCACTTCTAAATAGTTTAATATTTACCTTATCATAGTCAACATTGGTAAACTTAGGGAAGTTGGGTAGTATGATATGAATACGGTTTTTATCATATGGACACCTGATGATGTAATCACCTTGCCCGCTAGCACATGTCATAACTACAGAGTCATCCCTTCCTATATACTCAGCCCTTACGTAATAGTTAAACGTTCTTACCTTACGTAGAATAGCATTACCTTTAATTGGTGGGCTTATAGTGTATTTAAACTCAGCTAGGTTAACTGAATTGATAACATGAAACACTCCATAATCAGCAGGCATATTACTTGATATTATGTCATCCTTTAATAGGGTGCCAGATGTAACAACCACCTCATCAAGCACTTTAATTACAGACATGTTAGTTATTGTGGCACAGCTAATAAGTGGAGTTAGTGTTGAATTGATAGATAAACCAAATGTATCATCGGTAAGTTTATCCACATAGTAATACCTACCAAAGCTTAGGTTGTCATCAAGCACGCTGTTTGTACCAGCAATTAATACAACCCTATCAAAATCAACCAATCCGTGTGCCGTTGATGTAAACGTAGTTGTTGATACAGACGATATAACCTTAGCTGTAATAGTTGGACTAAAGTTGACATTCTCACTAAAGCTACCTACAATATGGTTACCGCTTCCTGAATACTGTTCTACGTACAAGTGTATCATTGGATTCCATCTAGGCAAACCTGAAGGGGATAACTTCTCACCGTCGTATTTCATTACGGCGTCTTTACCATTAACCATCAATACCTTACCGTCAAATGAAGCTATCTGCAACATTGACTGTGTTTCATAGTAATCTGATTTAAAATGAGATACTTCCCTACCTGATGTCTCTACGGCATTCCATCTAGAGGCAACTTGGACATTGCTGGCTGTATATGAATTAACAGTATAATCAACTGTTAGCCTCTTGTTGGTTACATCTATACCTATAATCCTTAATGTTTGTGTGACTCCACCCATGGATATAACGTCACCTAATACAAAGTTATCAGACGATATAACATCTATAATGTTTGAGTATCTGTATATCTTTACATACATACCAGCGGACAATTCAATGGTTGAATCTTTACCGTGTTTTATTAATATCATATGATTGACATTATCTACAGCACTTATAGTTGCCCCTGACAACTCGGTGATCTCATGTATGTAGTCACCAATAGCTATTTGATTGTCAGCACCTATATCAATTTTAGATGTAATGAAGGATAATATACCATTAGAGATTGATTCGTTGAAGTAGTCAGTAGTTATGTTAGGGTTGATCACTTTGATAGTATTATCACTAGCATATACTACATCATACTCACCATTCAACTGATGGTGTTCCATGTTCTCTATCTTAACCTTATCTCTAAAGCCCTCAGTTGTATAGAATGTACCACTAAGAGCATCCCCAGACAATACAAGCTCTACATATCCACCAATGTAGGAAGCACTTGCTATAGCTCTGTTTTTAACCTTAGATACGATTATAGCTGATGTTGTTGTAGTTATGTAGTTAGCTGTTGTTGTGCTACCCATCAAGCTTGTTGAGTTGTACTGTGCTAGCTTAAATAGATTACCGCCCATAGCTGAAATCATATGATCTTCATTATCGGATGAACTATGGAAGTTAGATAACCCTACAACGTTACCAGCATATAGAGTGTTGTCCTTATAGGCATTGGTATGATCTAGCCCCCACACTGTACATATAGGCGACTCATCTTCATTGTCAGCAACTATACTAGCATCATTGACTTCTATAACGTTGGCACTAACATCAGCATCATACCACACGGTAACTATACTGTCTGATGATACCCTATCTATTACAGTTGTAGGTGTATTGTTGTCGGCACCATAATCAAACTTAATACTGTTAACTATAGCCATAGTCTTCTCACCAGATATACCAGTAATATATGTCTGATAGATACAAAATGGCGACTGGTTTTTAGTAATAGGTTCTAACGATGTAGTTACATCTTCAGCAGCAAATATACCAACCCTGAAGAATGTTTCACCTGATGCTAGGTTAAGATTTATAGTTATAGTTCCATTGCTTGCTATAACAATAGAGTTGGGTGTGATAGATCTATATGACGTACCGTCTTTAGATATAACATGTACTAACATATTGGTAGTTAGTATCTGATGCTGTTCCTTTGTTATCGTAATACTGCTACTAGCTACAATGTCATCGCTAAGATATGACACACCTATACTGTTTATCATCTTTCTAAACAGAACCACTACAGATTGAGAAGTGGGGACGCTGTAGTTCACAGATATTTGATTCTCATCATTAACTGAGTATCCTTCAATTATAACAGCCTCTAGTTTAAGCTTATCTGCTGAATCGTCAGTAACCTTCATAACATCTACATGTATGAATTGGCTAGTCAAACCATGTTCAGCTTGAGGTATTAACACTGTGCCAGAGCCAGTCAAATACTTCTTTGGTGTAGCCTTAGATGATGAATAGTATTTATATACCATAGTACCTGGAACTGTGAAAACACCACCCATATTCTTTGATGGATTATAACCCACTACAATAGGTTTACCATCGTAATTAAACAGGAAGTTGCCAACACAGGTAAATTTAAGCTTACCAGTTATAGCATCAACCCTACGAACTCTTAGAGGTAGAAATCCACCAACACACTCATAACCCTTACGTTTCTCTACAAATCCATCAGGGTTGGTATCTATATTAATGAGGGACTCACTGAACCCCTCCTCTATTTTATTGGTAGCTGCACGGTTGTCTATACCTCTTGACAGGTCATTTAGTGTAACCTTTTGGAAGTTTAAAGCCACTGTGTCCTCCTACGTTGTATGACCATCTTTTGTTTCTTACCAGTCCAAGCCTTCTTTAGCTCTATTTCATACTCTGCCAATGATTGTAATTCTGCTGTTACATCTTCATTGAATCTACGTCGAAATTCCAGTATAGCAAACTGGATCTGATAATCTATGAAAGCCTCAGGCAGTTGACTGGTACACGTACCACCAATAGGGCAAATGTAATCATAGTTAGATATAAGCGAACTAACAGCACTGAATGGACTGATCGTCATACCTAGTATAATTACTGATGGGCTTTCAGATAACGTAACGGTTTTACTAACTGCATCAATTGATGATACTTTAATACTACACTTAATTTCACCTGTGTATTGATCTATCACATTGAAATAGTTGAGATAGTCAATATCGGTTGTACTTAATAAGCCTACGTCATTAACTATGATTGATGAAGCAGATTTGTTAATGATGTATCCGTAGTCTTGAACATACTTGTCTGGGGTTTTGGAATACCATAACCTTACAGTTAAACCTGATATTGGTTTAGGTGCTAATACGATCTTAGATGACTTAAGTACGTAGTATGAGGGTATAGTACACGTCTTACTACGCACTGAAGTAGTTTTATACATTGATGATATTTCTATGGGATGTATGATTCCACCCTGTTCAACTTCAACAGAGTCTATACGTCTAGCAAAAGCATTTGAAGGAATATTATATTCACTTGAGTCTGTGGTAGTAAACTCGTATGAATACAACATTAGTTCATCAGCTCTCCTCGATACTATATTAGCTGCTTTACGCTGTCCACGATTTAATACACCCACTATCTGATCATCTGTAACAGCATCGGTATTAAGCTCTTCCAATTGTGATCTTACATCACTGATCATCTCGGTTACTGTAATAGTCATGGTATCCTCCCAACTGTCGACATAGATTGGTTATTTAGGCGTTACAGCAAACATGCCTTCTTCGTCTTCCTCTTCTTCAGCAAATGGGTCAACCTCTTCTTCACCTTCTAAACCCATTTCAGCACCAAGCTCATCATCCAACCCCTGCTCTTCTTGCTTACGTCGCTCAATAACTTTCAATAGGTCAGCAATTGGAATCGCTTTCAACTTCTCAAATAAGTCAGTTTTTCCTTCAGGTTTTTTAAACATACTCTTACCCTCCAATATATTTGTTTATGACAGCTACAACAGTGCCAATCACTATTGTATATAACATGACCACTTGGGTTTGTAAACTAGCGTTTTTGACCTTCACTGATGATGAGCAAACCGTATGTTCTGCGTTTATCTCTTTCACACTAACAAACAGCTTGTCATTCATACTGTCTAGTTTTTGGTCAATCGCTAGCAACCTAGCCTCTATTCTTTGTACATCTGACTTGTCCATATTACCCCCAAAAAAGTGAATAATGATTCAGTATTCACAATTATTAAACATGTGAAACCTTCAAAATAACAACCCTTGATACTGAATGCTTTCAGGCTTAACACGTTTGTAAATGAGATACGGGGTCTACTTTTTACCATTTCAAATCTGTGTTGCTAGAGCATCAGTAAAAAATGTAACCAATGTCAACATTATTAACACGTTACACTTTAGCAGTTTTACGTCTGTAAGTACGAAAAACTACATATAACTTACAACTATTTTAAAAATATATAACCAATGATAACTTATAATTAACCATACCAAATAAAGAAAGATTTCAAAAGTCTATTGACAGGTTTTCAAAGCCACGGTTTACTAAGGCTAGGGGGCAGGGGGACGAAAGGGACTCAGCGATCTAGCAATCTAGCCAAGCCAAACCAAACAACAAACAACAACAACAAACAACAGTCAGTATGACGTGTCCTACATTAGCTTAACTTTAACTACTTACCTATAACATCTAATACCCATCTAGCTACTAACAATAACTCACCACCATTCATTTCTATATTCCTGTCTGGACATGGAACCCAATCTTTAGTGTCACTATAATCCCTCTGCCATAACCAATGTTCACACTTATCCATATTTGTAGGCAATCTATCATCAGGGAACTGGGGTAAATCCAACAGCAGGTTAATCGTCTTACTGTAGTCACCATTCATATACTTGGCATAAGCAAACTGAAATAACGCATTGTTGGGCTGTTTATCTGCATAGGTGATAATAACACCCAATTCATCTGGACTAACATAACCCAACAGTTCAGCCCTAAGTAATATATGTAATATGGTTAAGTGTGATCTATATCCACCTAAAGTCTTATCCCATACCATTAGCATATTGCTTGTTACCAGCTTACCTTCTAAACGCTCTATAACCATCAATAGGGTGCTGTAAAGAGCAGGAGACATTAATACCCTACTGTCACCTTCACCCATCTTTAGATAGTGCTCCTGTGCGTAATTACGTAATGCTATAGCCTCTGTTAGATTCTTAGTGGTATACATCCACCAAATCAACCCCATCATC